ATGTAGAAAGTCAAAATGGATATGATTACTACTATTATCAAAAAGAACTTTGTCCTGATGTAGTATTGCACAGTACAGATAATCTTGATGTTAAAGATAATAATTGGGAACTTTTATGTTGGGACATCCCGGCAATCAAAATTGTAACAACACAAACTTATATGGAGTTTGTTGAAGTATTGAATAATATAATTTGTTAATCAATGTTTACAGGAAAATTAATAAAAAAAGATGGTAAGCTAACTTATATAGAACCAAAAGATAAGTTAGCATATCAAATCTTTCTGGATAAGATTCCAGAAGGACAAATTGTTCAAATATATATTGATCTTGCTGACATAGATCATAGTAAAGCACAGCTTGCAAAAGTGCATGCTTGTATTAGAGAGTTGGCCAAAGAATCTGGTTATACATTTGAAGAAATGAAAGTTCTTATTAAAAAACAATCTGGCCTCTGTTATGAAGCAGAAGGCCAGTTAGAATGCAAATCATTTGCAGATTGCAGCAAAGATGAATTGATGTTAGCAATTGAAGCTTGTATTGCAATTGGAAGAGAATTGAACGTTAATCTAGGGTAGGAGCTACATAGCCCTCATCTCCTGGTTCTAGTACTTCTTTTTCATCAAATAAGTTATTCTTAGTAACAGATTGTTCAATCTCAGCTAATAATAAAGTAACTGTATAAAAAGATTTTTGTAAGTCATCAAAATTAGCATATTCCCCAGTGGTAATGCTTTTAAGATAAGCTTCTTTGTCATCTACTTTAATCTGATTGAAAAGATAAAATGAAAGTGCTTTCACCATTAGATAATAAGTCTTATTGACTTTTACATCAATAAGTGCATCATCTTTCATTTCTTTAACTTTAATTGCCATAGTAAAAAATTTTTAACAAATATACCAAATTATGAGTAATAAGATAAACATAGAAGAACTTAAACAAAAATTGTTTGATAGATTAGAACCTAGTGGTTGGGGTAAAATTCTTAAACCTTTTATATTTAGTGGAGACTTTGATAAGATTCTTAGTCAACTTGCTAGAATGTCATTGGACGGTAAAAGATTTACTCCAACAATGAAACAAATGTTTAGAGCATTTGAAGAATGTCCTTATAGTGAATTAAAAGTTGTGATGGTTGGGCAAGATCCATATCCACAATTTGGAGTTGCTGATGGAGTTGCATTTAGTTGTAGTAATACACGTGAGCTACAACCTAGTCTAAAGTTTATGTTAGATGAAATAAACAGAACAGTCTATAATGGACACCCTGGTAGTTTAGATGTAGATTTAACCAGATGGTCAAATCAAGGTATCCTAATGATCAATACAGCTCTCACAACAACAATTGGTAAAGTAGGGCAGCATTATACATTATGGAAACCTTTTATTGCATATTTATTTGATCATCTGACATGGAATCAAAACGGTCTTATATATGTTTACATGGGTAAACAAGCTCAAGAATGGGCTGATTGTGTTAATGACAACAATTACAAGATTTATGTGAGTCATCCTGCTAGTGCAGCATACAATAAGGAAGAGAAATGGGACTCCAAAAACATGTTTGTTGAAGTTAGTACGTTAGCAAAAAAACAATGGAATTATTCAATTAAGTGGTGATGGAAGAAATATTTAACAGGTTGATAAAAGAAAACCTTTCCCCAAACACATATTATGTTTTACATTGTATTAAAGAGAAGATTGTACCTAATCAATTTGTCAACGCTGCATTAGAAAGCAATAGGCTGCAAAAGGACAATTGGATCACTGAGGATTTGCAATTAACTGCAAAAAGTCATATCTTTATGGAAGAAATTAATGGTTTCTTTAGAAAAAGTAAGAAGAAAACTTCAAGAGATTTAATGGGTGATGAATTTTCACAAAAGATACTGGAATATGTTAACATATTTCCTAATAAAAAGTTATCTTCTGGAAAATATGCCCGGGTCAATCCCAAGAATCTTGAGAGCACATTTAGATGGTTTTTTGAAACTTATGACTATGATTGGGACACCATTATTTCAGCCACAGAAAGATATGTTGATGAGTACAGTTTGAAGAATTATGAATTCATGAGAACTGCCCAGTATTTTGTTAGAAAACAGAATATGGATAAGTCTTTTGACTCTGATTTAGCAACATACTGTGACCTAAAACAGTCAGGTTATGATGATGATAACTATGACGTATTTAAAGAACTAGTGGTATGAGAAAATTAATGCTGGTTATGATTGCCATTGTGGGGAGTGCATGTACGTTTACATTTGTAAACTTATTTGTTTTGGAGGTAAGCATTATTCAGTATGTATGTATTGAGCTTATTATATCTGGCTTTCACTGGCTTTATAACAAGGCAAAAATAGATGTAGTAACCAATTCAAATTAATAGTATGGCAGAATTATTCAATGGCGCACAGCCTTTATTACCAGTAAGTGAGAGAGATGCTCTAGAAAAAGCAATTCAGAAGATCAGAGCAAGAAGAAAAGGTGAGCTTAAATCTCTTAAAAGTGCATGGCCAAAATTTAATGATGCCTTCTGTGATGGATTGGAGTGGAGAACTATCACTGTTGTAGGTGCTAGGCCCGGGACCGGGAAGACTTTGTTTATGGAACAATTGATCTCAGACATAATTGAGTTCAATAAAGATCAAGATTTTAGAGTCTTGAAGTTCCAGATGGAGATGCTTGATGAGACCAATGGTGTTAGAAAGCTGAGTATGAATACAGGATCTGATTACAATACACTAATGAGTAAGGGAGAACCTGTTGATGAAGCAATTTATTGGAAATGCGTAGAGTTCTATGAGAAATCCAAAGAGAATGACTTCATTGATGTGGTATATGATGCCTGCACAGTAGATGAGATGTGTGCCACCATTGACTATTATGTTAAAAAACACAAGAATGAAGATGGCACCTTTCCTAATGTACTTGTTGCAATAGATCACTCTGCTCTATTTAGAGTTGGTAAAGGACAGAAAGATAAATTTGATATGCTTGGAGCATTGGGGGAAGCCCTTACAATGATGAAGAAAAAGTATCCAGTTGCCTTTGTTGTATTGAGCCAGTTAAATAGAAACATTGATGATGTAAAGAGACAAGAGGAGGGCAGTTACGGTAATTATGTGTTAGATTCTGATATCTATGGAAGTGACTCATTACTGCAGCATGCAGATGTAGTTCTAGGTATTAATAAACCTTCTGTACGTAGATTAAAGCAATATGGCCCTGATAGGTATTTGATTAGTGATCCAGACACATTGGTGTTCCACTTTCTTAAATCTAGAAATGGTGTTACAAGAATTGCTTTCTTCAAATTGGACAGAACTACTATGCGTATTATAGAAATTGAGCCTCCTGGACAAGCAACAAAAAAATTAGGTCTAAATTAAATTAATGCAAATGAGTATTAGAAAAGAAAAAGAAAGTGAATTCTTTGTACAGCACATTGAGACATTTAGAAAACTAGGATTACCTGATCCTTTCTTTACTATTAAAACAGCATTTTTCCAGAAAGGTAAGTATGGAAGACAAGTGCAGTTTTTTCAGTGGGAACTTGAAAAAGATCAGGACATCTATGTAGAGTTCTATGATAATGTGACTGACATGAACAACAAAATTGTTGATCTTAAACCAATGAATGCTGATAGACAGTTGTTTAAGTACAAGCTCAACAAGTATTTTGCTGAAGAGTATGAGAAGAAAGAGAATATAAATTCTCAAGGTGAACCCTATTTCACTTATACTGTGCCGGTAAATGAGTTAGTAGTAGTTCTAAAAGATGGAAGTGAGATCACTCATGCTCTTTATGAGAAAAGAAAAACCTCAATGCCTGAAGTAGAAGCAGAAGGTTTGCCAAGACTTCAGAAAAGTCTAACTCCAAGTCTGTTTCCAGATTTTGAGGAAGAGTTTCCTAAAAAAGAAGAAGAGGTACCATCATTTTCTTTAGAGAGCAAACCAGTAGTTGAGATATCTGATGAAGATGCTCCACTTACTGAAATGACTTTGAAGGATTTTGCTGCAATCATGCTTATGAAACCAGTAAGTAAAAGAGCTTGGTTAAATGAATTAATCTTAAAATCAAAAGATCTATGAGCACAATAGTATTGCCAACTAAAAAAGTTAAAGCAGACAGAGTTAATCCAAAAAGATTGATCATTTATTCAAAGCCAAAAACAGGTAAGACAACAGCTTTTGCCGGTCTTGAGGACAACTTGATAATTGATCTTGAAAATGGTTCAGACTATGTGGACGCACTTAAGATTAAAGTAAATAGTCTTAAAGAATTACAAGAGGCTGGTAAAGCAATCAGAGATGCTGGTAGACCATACAAGTATGTTACTATTGATACAGTGACTGCATTAGAAGAAATGGTCATGCCACTTGCTGTTAAGCTTTACAGAGCCACGCCTAAACCAAATGGGCCTATTAGTAGTAATATTAATAGCAAATCTCTTTAATTGCTGGAAAACCCATTGCATATTAAAATATATTTTATACCTTTACGGGTAAATATAAATAGTATGAGTGGACAATCAGCAGCAAAGGTTTATAATTCAAAAAACATGATAACACCCGGTACAATATTTAATAAGGTAAAAGTTATAGATTTTGCTTATGCAATTAATTCTAGAGCTTACTATTTTACTGAATGTATGACATGTGGTAATGAGTCAATTAGAAGAAGAGATCATATAAAAACTAATCCTGAGTACTGTAACAAATGTAAAGAAAAAATGACTGCTCAACCTAAAGTTGATTCTGTTATTAATACAATATATTCAGGTTATAGAACTAATGCAAACAGTAGAAATATATCTTTTGAATTAACAAAAGAAATGTTTATAAGTATTGTTAGTAAAAATTGTTTTTATTGTGGTCAAGAACCAATTGAATCACAATTTTCTAAAAGTAGAAATAGAACTAAAACTAAATTTTTACACAATGGTGTAGATAGAGTAAATAGTAAACTAGGTTATACAATGGAAAACTGTGTATCATGTTGTAGTATGTGCAATCTTATGAAAAATAAATTTTCAATAGAAGATTTTTTAAGTAAGATTAAACAAATTTACAATTATAAGCAATGTTCAACGACTATGCCGGAAGGCAGTACACTACAAGCTTATGGTAGTGGAAATGGGAGAAGTCCAGAAATGGATTGTGATATAGTCTGATCTATATGGTAACATATAGCAGTTCATTAGAGAACGCGGTAAACTGTTGCGGGTTTATTGGAACATATATGATGGGTAAAAACTTTGATGGAGACAGTATAATAACTTTACCAAATGGTGCTGGTTATTTATATATCCGTCAAGCATTCTTTCAAGTTTTAGATTTTATTGATACCTTAGCACCCCATATTATTTTATCTGGGCACATTAAGGATGCTCAAGTAAATGATAAAGGTGACATGGTATTATCTGCAAACATTGATTTGACAGGTAAAATCAAGTCTTTAATATGTGCTAATGCAGATGCAATTGGTTACATGCATAGGAAAGGTGATAAAACAGTCATTAATTTCAAAACTAATGAAGAAGTTACCTGTGGTGCAAGACCAGAGCACTTAAGAAATGAAGAAATTGTAGTTTCTGAAATGATTAACGGTGAGTTAAAAACTTACTGGGACAAGATTTACATTTAATATTAACAACAAAAATAAAAACAAAATGGGATTAAGCACAACAGACTTAGCAACAGGCTCAGGAATGCCTAAAACAATTGCACCAGGTAATCATGTATTGAAAATTAATAGCATTGAGCTAGAAGATTTCAAATTTATTGATGGAGCAAAACACATGATTCTTCATGTAGAAACAGAACCAATTGAAGGGTTTGAAGGATTTATGATTGACAAAGATGACGCAAGCAAAGGTCACTATGCTGGTCAAATTGGTAGAGTAAAAGCAAGCCAATATGCTTATGCAGATGGTGAAACTAAATCTGGTCAAAAGATACAAAGAGACAGATCAATTATGATCTTCTTACAAAATCTTTGTAAAACTGCTGGAATCAATGATTGGTTTATTGCTCAAGATAATCTTCATGAAACTGTTGAAGATTTGATCATTGCTTTTAACAAAACAGCTCCCTTCAAAGATAAATATCTTGAATTCTGTGTTGCTGGTAAGGAGTATGTTGGTAAAACTGGCTATACAAATTATGACATGTATCTTCCAAAAGGAGAAAAGAACAAATATGCTTATGGAGAAATTGAAGCAGGTAAAGTTCTTGTGTACAATGAGGCAACTCATTTGAAAAAAGTTGAAACAGCTGAAGTTAAAAACTTTGGTGATGATGATGACAGTGTAGGAGATTTCAATATTTCTTCAAAGTCTTCATCTGACTTCTCATTAGACTAATAAGTTTAGGGGGAGTCATGTGCTCCCCCTTTTTATATTAAAAGTGGTGCTATGATTTCAACAAAAAATTTGGTTTCTGAAATATTTGAAGTACCAAGAGAATGGGTATTTGAGCATTATTTAGGACTTACAGAAAGATTGACCGGCCAAAGTGTAAAGATTAAGTCTGTGTTTAATCTTAGTGAAAAAACACCATCCCTGTGTGTTTATTTAGATGATAGAGGAGTCTATAGGTTCAAGGATTTTTCATCCGGTAACTGTGGTGACGGCCTAAGTCTTATAGAGAGCATGTTCAATCTACTTTCTAGAGGTGCAGCAAGCAACAAAATTGTAAATGATTATAACACTTTTATTCTAGACAATGAATATAGTGCAGTCAAAGAGTATAAAGCCCATGGAAAATATCAAGTTCATGATTTTGAGATGAGACATTGGAATATGTTTGATCAAAGATTCTGGATGAATTTCCAAATTGGCTCTAAAACTTTGGACAGGTATAATGTAGTTCCTCTACAGTATTACACCATGAGAAAAGTAGATGAGGTAGGTCTTATTTTTGATATCAAGATTGATGTAAACTTTATCTATGGCTACTTCAAAGAAGATGGTACACTTTACAAAATCTATCAGCCCAAGCAAAGAGATAAGAAATTTGTTAAAGTAAAAGATTACATTCAAGGCTCTGAACAACTTGTAGGTTCTAAGTATTTACTTATTCTTTCTTCTCTAAAAGATGTGATGGCTTTTACTAGACTTGGTATTAAGAATATTGAAGCAGTTGCTCCAGATAGTGAGAATAGTATGATTCCTGAAAGTTTTATTAAAAAAGCAAAAGCTAAATACCAGAAGATTATAATCATGTTTGATAATGATGAACCTGGTTTAGAAGCTGCTAAGAAATACAAAACTAGATATGAGTTGGATTATATTAATCTACATATGTCTAAGGATCTATCTGATTCTGTGAGAGATCATGGAATTGAAGCTGTAAGAGAACAATTGTTTCCTTTAATTAAACAAGCCTTATGAGTATAAAACATGATCTAAATGAAATTGAACATCTTTTATCTAGTTTAAGAAGTAAGTATGATGATCAAGTAGAGGATGTTAAAAAAGAAATTAGCAGTCTTGATGATGAAATTGAAGTTCTTAAAGCTCAGAATGAGTTGCTAGAAGAGAATCTAGAAACTTTAGAAATTAGTCATGATCAACTTCTATCTAGAGTTGCTCAGTTAGAGTTTGAGCTTGTAGAAGAGGTAATGAAAAACAAAATGGCATGAGTTGGACATACAATGGAGTAGAGTTTACTGAATTTATGATTCCAGAAGGAGCTGTTGGATTTGTCTATATGATGACAGCTGTGATTGATGGTAAGTCAGTAGCTTATGTAGGAAAGAAAAACTTTTTTGCAAAGATTAAAAGACC